GAGGCAATTTAAAATGGCAACATTAGCAGAAATCCGTGCGAAACTTCAAGAAGCACAAGCAGGCCAAGGCGGCAAAACAAGCGGCGGCGACAACGCAATCTATCCACACTGGAACATGGCAGAAGGTAAAGAAGCTACTATTCGTTTCTTACCCGACGGCGACTCTAATAACACTTTTTTCTGGATCGAGCGAGCAATGATTAAATTGCCGTTTGCCGGTATTAAAGGTGACACAGGCAGTAAAGCTGTACAAGTACAAGTACCTTGTATGGAAATGTGGAATGAAACATGTCCGATCCTTTCAGAAGTACGTGGCTGGTTCAAAGACAAGAGTCTTGAAGACATGGGTCGTAAGTATTGGAAAAAGCGTTCATACATTTTCCAAGGCTTCGTTGTTAAGAATCCTATCGCAGAAGATACAACTCCAGAAAATCCAATCCGTAGATTTATTATCGGACCTCAAATCTATCAGATCATTAAGAGTGCTTTGATGGATCCTGAGCTTAACGAACTACCAACTGATTTCAGCCATGGTGTTGATTTCCGTATTGCTAAAACTAGCAAAGGTGGTTATGCTGACTACAGCACATCTAAGTGGAGCCGTACTGAACGTGCTCTTAGCGATGAAGAGCGTGTGGCAGTTGAAGCACAAGGTCTTTTCAACTTAAAAGACTTCCTACCTAAGAAACCCACAGAAGTAGAACTCAAAATCATCAAAGAAATGTTTGAAGCATCAGTTGATGGAGAGGCCTATGATATGGATCGTTGGGGTCAATACTTCAAACCAGCAGGTATGAGTCAAGCCACTGGTGATCCTGTAGCACGTCGCACAGACGATGTAGCAGCAGGCGAAGATGACGAGCCGGCAGCAGCCGCTCCGACTCCTAGAGCAGAGGCAGCACCGGCAGCAGCCGCAGGTGCTAATAACAGTAGAGCACAAGACATCCTAGCGATGATCCGTTCACGCCAAAGCTAATAAAACAATTGGGGGGGCAATGCCCCTCCATTCCATTTCTGTGAGGACTAAAAAGTAATGACAAAAGCATTTGATATTTCAAAGTTTAGAAAAAGCCTCACCAAGAGTATTGAAGGTCTTGGTATAGGTTTTAATGATCCAACTGATTGGGTCAGTACCGGCAATTTTGCCTTAAATTATTTGATCAGCGGAGACTTCCACAAAGGTGTTCCGTTAGGTAAGGTTACTGTATTTGCTGGCGAAAGCGGAGCAGGTAAGTCATATATCTGTTCAGGTAATATGATTAAACACGCCCAAGAACAGGGCATCTATGTAGTTTTAGTAGATTCAGAGAACGCATTAGACCAATCTTGGTTAACGGCTTTGGGTGTAGATACATCAGAAGAAAAACTACTTAAACTCAACATGGCTATGATTGACGATGTTGCTAAAACTATTGTCGAATTCATGAAAGAGTATAAGGCTATGCCAGAAGAAAATCGCCCTAAGGTTTTATTCGTATTAGATAGTCTTGGTATGTTGCTAACTCCTACTGATGTAAATCAGTTTGAAGCAGGCGACCTTAAAGGTGACATGGGCCGTAAGCCTAAAGCACTAACAGCACTTGTTCGTAACTGTGTGAATATGTTTGGTAGCTGGAACGTGGGATTAGTTGCTACTAATCACACATACGCAAGCCAAGATATGTTTGATCCAGACGACAAGATCAGCGGTGGTCAGGGCTTTATCTACGCATCAAGTATTGTTGTTGCTATGAAAAAACTCAAACTCAAAGAGGATGAGGATGGCAACAAAATTTCAGAAGTCAAAGGTATTCGTGCTGCCTGTAAGATTATGAAAACACGTTACGCTAAACCGTTCGAATCAGTACAAGTTAAGATTCCTTACGAAACAGGTATGAATCCATATAGTGGACTAGTCGACTTGTTTGAAGGAAAGTCTTTGTTGAAAAAAGACGGCAATAGGTTAAGTTATGTAACAACAGATGGCGAGATTCTTAAATTCTATCGTAAAGAATGGGAAAGAAATGAAGGCGGGTGTTTAGACAAGATTATGGACGAAGTTTCTAAAGGTGCCGTAAAATTAGAATCTGAGATAACTACTAATGTTGAACCCCAACCGGAGACTGTAGAATGAAAGAAGATATGATTGCCGACCTTTGGCACGTGATGAGCGAACACATCCCAGAGAAACAGAAAAAGGATGTAGCATTTGATTTTGTAAATGTCCTTCTGGACTACGGCATCAAGGAATCAGTACTGAGCAGTATGTTAGGTATTGATCCCCATCTAGATGAAGCCATTGAATATTCTTTAGATTCTGAAGATGAAGCAGAGTACGAGGAATATGAAAGTAACGAGGACGATGAGTGAGTTGGTACGACAAAGTTAGTAAAGATATTTCTTATATTCCTGACGCAGCTCAGTACTACGAAAATGAGCTACAGGCTGCAAAACTTGAATGTAAAATTTTTGGTAACATTGAAAAGGTATCAGCTAATATGCCAGGTATAGTTGAGAATCGCTTTAATCAACTTCAAGAGATTGAAGCGATTCTTGAATACCTTAATATTGAATTAAGAAGGCTTAAAAGTCAGCACTTCCGTAAGTATCTTGAAAACTATCAGCGTAGTCTAAGTTCTAGAGATTGCGAAAAGTTTGTAGATGGCGAAGCTGATGTTGTAGACTTTGAAAAAATTATCAACGAGTTTGCTCTATTACGCAACAAATGGCTAGGTATTATTAAGTCGTTGGATCAGAAACAATGGCAATTAACTAATATAGTTAAATTACGTGTAGCAGGCATGGAAGACGCTACACTTTAATAAGTTACTTCACCCCATTTCTTTTTCTTAAAACCAGAGTAATGGTCGGCATAACGACCAAATGTTTTCTTTACAGGATTCCATTCATAAGAATCTAATCTGTAAAAATCTATTCCTTTGTCATAGAATAATCTATTTAAAATTCCCTGCCCTTGAAATTCGTACTCTTTTTCTAAATATTCAGGCAGGAATTTTCTAGTTTTATCTAATACTTCTTTAGTTAGATACATAAATCCTGCGTTAAAATATCTTTCTCTGGGTATTCCTAAATTAGCGGCTAGCTCAGGAACTGATTTACCAGGATCCATAACTGCTGAAAATTTATTTCCGCATAGCTGGAATAAATCAGGAGCATTGTCTTTAATAATATAATCCGAATCAAAATAAATTACAGAATCGTAGCCTACAAAATCATAGGCTTTTAATTTTTGGTAATCAAGGTGTTTGCCAGCAGCAGGTTTAAAATCATTAGCATTGGTTAATTTATAATACTCAGCTCCGCAGCGTTCGGCATACCTTCTAGCATTTCTTTCGCTGATATCATACATATCTGACATAAAAGTATATGCTGTGACTTTGTTAGTTTGAATGTGATTAGGAACGTTAATTTGAAATATAATTTTCTTCATAAGTTTAAACTTTAAAACTATACTTATCACTAGATAAATACTCAGTTAATTTTAAAGGATTTTTGAATGAAATCATTAGTGACGGGCGGAGCAGGGTTTATTGGTTCTCATATTGTAGATAAGTTAATAAATTTAGGACATGATGTTGTTGTAATAGATAACGAAACATCGCAAGTACATGACAACTTCTATTATAATGATAAAGCAACTTATCATAAACTTGATATTGTAGATTACGAAAACACTAGAAAGTTATATGATGGTGTTGATTATGTATTTCACTGTGCGGCCGAATCAAGGATTCAACCTACTATTTTAAATCCCCTAGGTGCTATTAAAACAAATACACTAGGAACAGGCACTGTGCTACAATGTGCTAGAGAAGCAGGTGTTAATAAAGTAATGTATAGTTCTACATCATCGGGCTACGGTTTAAAAAATGAACCTCCATTGCGAGAAGACATGCCAGACGACTGCCTTAATCCATATTCAGTATCTAAGGTTTCTGGTGAAAAGCTCTGTACTATGTACACTCGATTATTCGGACTTAAAACAGTAATTTTTAGATACTTCAATGTCTACGGCGAAAGAGAACCCCTAAGAGGTCCATATGCTCCTGTAGTTGGGTTATTTCTTAGACAGTTTAAAGCCAATGAAGCATTAACTATTGTTCCCGACGGCACACAACGTAGAGATTTTACTCACGTAGATGATGTTGTTGAAGCAAATATCTTAGCCATGAGCAAAGAGGATCATAATCATTACGGAGAAGTTTTTAATGTTGGTACTGGTACTAATCATTCTGTTTTAGAATTAGCGGAAATGATATCTAACAATACAAAAATGATTGCTCCTCGAATGGGCGAAGCATATATTACGTTAGCAGACAATACAAAACTTAAAACTGTGTTTGACTGGCAACCTTCTAAAACATTAGAGGATTATGTTAAAGAAAATCTATGATTAATATTCCATTTACACAAGAATCAAGATTAGAGCTAATCAATCTAATGATTAAAAAAACTAATGCCAACAAATATTTAGAAATTGGTTGCGATAGAGATAAAATTTTTAATAACGTAATTTGCGATTATAAAATAGGTGTTGATCCTTTTAGAGGCGGCAACCGTAGAATGACCAGCGATGAATTTTTTTCTCAGAATACTGAATTGTTTGATGTAATTTTTGTTGACGGATTACATTATTATGAACAGGTGTTAAAAGACGTTGATAATTCTTTAAAATTTTTAAACCCTAACGGGGTTATTATAATACACGATATGCTACCTAGAAAAGAAGAAGAATCGGTAGTTCCTATCCCAACACCTCTTCCAAAAACATGGTTAGGTGATGTTTGGAAACTAGCCTTTAATTTATCAGCTAGAACAGAAGTAACTTTTCAATTGGTGTTAATAGACGAAGGCTGCGGAGTAGTATTCAAACAGCCACAGGAGCCTAAGAAACTTAACATAGAAAATTCTTGGAAGTTTTATAAGGATAATGTGTTTAACTTGCCGTTGATTAGTTATACAGATTTTATAAAAAAATATGCATAGTTCATCTATTCAAAATATGAAAAAAGCTCTATCTTTAATAGAACTTAAAAAAAATTTATCTGTGTTAGACATTGGCGGAAGAGGATTAAAAGGAGATAGATCTTATAAATCCTTGTTAATAGATCACTCTAATGAATATCATATAGCAGATATTGTAGCAGGCGAAGATGTAACTCATATTATGCCATCTGAATATACCATACCTTCAGAAGACAATTATTATGATATTATTGTAAGCGGGCAAACATTAGAGCATGTAAAAAATCCATTTCGTCTTGTAACTGAAATAAAACGAGTAGTAAAATTTAATGGATTTATTATAATTATTGCTCCTAGTGCCGGTCCAAGACATGACGTAAGAGATTGTTGGAGATTTATGGACGATGCGTTTAAGGCAATCGCAGAAGAATGCGAATTAAAAATTATTGCTAATTGGGTAGATAGAGAATCTACAGAAAAAGATTCAACTAAATGGAACGATCACGTTTTTGTAGGACAAAAATTATAAGTTTCTATGTAATTTGTTAATTTCTTTAACAGATTCTAATAATTTTTGCGGTGTACCTATATCAAGACCATGTTCAACAATAGCAGCAACGTCTTTAGGAAAACAAGCACCGCCATACCCAAACTGTCCATCAGGACCTGGAACATCCCAATGGCTGGTTCCTAATCTAGGATCATTTTTAGCTATTTCTTTTAGTTCATTCCACTCTACTCCTACAGCTTTTGCTAAGTGAAATAGATCATTCATAAATGTCACCTTAGTGGCCATAAATGAATTTGCCATATATTTGAAAAGACTAGCAGATGCTATGTCAGTGAAGTGATAGTGTTTAGCTTGAACAGTGCTTGACGAAATTATATGTTTTGCTTTTTCACAAAATTTAGAATTTCCGCCTATTAATACCCAGATAGATGTTTCATAATCCTCTGTTGCGTTTGCAGCTGTGAGGAATTCAGGAGCATGAACTAGGTTAGGATATTGATCTTGTAATCTCAAATACACGCCTGGCGGAACTGTGCTTTTACAAATTATAACACCTTCATATCCTGCTAACTCCCTAAGAACAGATTTAACATACGAATCATCGCAATGTCCATCCTCCATCATCGGTGTTGGCACACAAATATATACAGCATCACAAGTTTTAATATCGCTGATTGTTGCTGATTGATCTCCTAATTTAGGATCTCTTGCGATAATATTCTGATATCTGTGTGTATGTGCTACTGCCGATCCTACGTACCCTAATCCAAAAATTCCAATTTTCATTTTTTAAATCCTACTGAATCTCTTTCTATATCTTCATGATCAAACTCTGCCCAGTACAATTCAAAAGCAACTGTATCTTCTAGTGCTTCAAATTGATGATATTCTCCAGGGGCAACCTTAGTGTATTGCCCTGCTGTTAGGACAGTTTCATCTACTAGGTCGTAATTGTTTTTCCATACTCGGATAACAAGTTTGCCAGATTCGACAAAAAATCCGTTCCATTTAAATTGATGTTTGTGCTTTGAACAGACACCACCTTTCTTAGCTTCAATACGG